ATCAAAAAAGCTGTCTTTGGTATATTTCTTTGAATGTGTTTGCCACCAAGTGTCTATTTGTTTTTTTGATCTATGATGGAACGGGGCATGACTTAAATTTATTGCATGCTTTTTATCAATAAAATGGGTAAGTATTGGCATAGTATATGCCTGGCCTAGATTATATAGAACCACATCGGCTGGCTTATTCCTGTACTTACCCTGTGTAAACTCATACTTATCATCAATAACAAGCTTATTTATTAATTTTTCTGCATATGACCTTCTAATAACATAGCAGGCTGTAGACCATGCATATGAAAAATAATCGTCAGGATTATATTTATCCTTAACATGCATGTTAAATTTTAGCTTGTCTTCTTTAAGCATAACTAGCTGAATAATGTCTGCATCATTAGGAATATTTTTCATAAAATCATCCCATGTCCACTTCCAGTACTCAACGGTATCAAAGCTGCAATCATCTTCCATGATTATGGCATACTCATCATCAGACTCATCTAGCCATGTCTTTATAGCCTTTAGATGGGACGCTATGCAGCCTATCTCGGTTGATCTTAGTTTCGGATAGTCCCCGTAGATAATACCCTTTAAATCGTCTGTACGGCCATCTACAGCCTCAATTATTTTATAGTTATTAATGTCATATTTTGCAAATTCATTTTTAATATGCTTTAGTCTTTTTATTTGATCTGGAAGATTAATTAAATAAACAGGACCAAAGTTTTCTAACTTATTCATTCTTAGATATCCAAACTTGTTCATCCATAATGAGCAATCTGTATTCTCCAGCATGCTCATCTAGGAATTTGTTTATTCCAGGCTTAGGGCATAAGTCTTCCTCACCTGAATCATGATGCCATTGGTAGTCATCAAATGCCATAATGCCATAAGGTTTTAGCAGGGGCCAACTTAAGATTGCATCTTTGTATACACCATCAGCAGTATGATCACCATCTATATAAATAAAATCATACTGCTTGTCCCCTGCATTTTCCAGGAAATCCCAAGAAGATTGTTTAATCTTAATAACATTTGAGTAATACGACATTCGTCTGTCGTAAAAATCTTCTAGTTGCTGCCAGTCAAATTGTTTGTGGGCTTCTTCTTCTGATCCAGACCAAGTATCAAGATCAGTCAGGGAAGAGCTAGGGTCTGTAAGTATATTGTCTAACATCCATAATGATGCATCACCTGTATATGCACCAATTTGTAGAAAATCTATAAGCGGTTTGTCCGCAAATCTTTTTGGCAGGACTAAATTAAAATAGTCAATAGCAGCAAGTTTAAACCAATTTGGATACCCCATACATTCTATTATACACTATTGAGCGTGATATACTTATTATATGACAATCAAAAATTTAATTTCACAAGATCAGCTCAATAATGCAAAGCTATATTCAACTAAGTTTGAGTTCATTAAGCACATTCCAAAGGGTGGGCATATGCTAGAGATTGGAACTCTTGGCGGAGACTATGCAGAGCCTTTGCTTGCAGCAGAGCCAGCCAGCCTTGATCTCCTTGATACCTTTGAGTCTAAGGATTGGGAAGGATCAAAAAGATTTACCAGCCAAAACCACTACGAATACATAAGTAACAAGTTCAAAGACAACCCAGAGGTTTCACTTTTGCGAGGGTATACAGACGATATCCTTCCAACCCTTACCAAAAAGTATGACTATATCTATATAGATGCAGACCATAACTATGCTCAGGTAAAGAAAGACTTGATGAATGCTGTACCCCTTATTGCTGATGGTGGCATTATTGGCTTTAACGACTACATCTATGATGATAGGTACTACAATGTCTATGGAGTTATTCAAACTGTATGTGAGTTCCTTGATGAAAACAAGGACTGGCAAGTTATCGGTTTTGCCCTGCAAGAAGAAATGTACGCAGACATTTATATTCAAAAGGCTTGAGCATGGATTTTGTTTATGCTTGTAGAGATGGCGAGAACGAAGAGTTACGATACTCTATTAGGTCAGTATTAAATAGTTTTCCAAACTCAAATATCTGGGTTATTGGTGGTAAGCCTAATTGGTATACTGGAAACTACATTAAAGTTGATCAAACAAGTAGTTCACACAAAAACCAATTAGCTAATTTTAAAGCTGCTTGTGAGTCACAAGATATTGCAGACGATTTTATATTAATGAATGATGATTTTTTTATAGTTGATCAGATAAAATCAATAGAATATTTTTATGGCGATTTACTTCAAGATAAAATTGATCTTTACTATGATTTAGTAGGAGATAATTCTTACGTTCGTAGATTAATGCAAACTAATTCAAGATTAATAAAGTATGGAATTGATCAACCTTTAGATTATGAGATGCATATTCCTTTTCCAGTTAACAAAAATAAATTTAAAATTGTATTAGAAAAAGATGGTAGGTTTAACTGGAGATCAATTTACGGAAATCTTTTTAATGTTGGTGGCACAAAGATAAAAGATGTTAAGGTTTATGAGTCTGGTCCTCTTACAAAAAGGTCATTTGATTATAATCAGCCTTCTAATTTTCTGTCAAGCTTAGATGAATCTTTTGAGCAAATAAAACCAATCTTAGAAAAGCTATTTCCAATTTCAGCAGAGTGTGAAAAAAAGATTTAAATTATTCTTCAATTGATGGCTCTGCTTCAGCAGTTTCATCTGCTTCAGATTCCATCATTTCTTCTTTAACTACTGCAGATAACTGCCAGTGCCACTTTGAATGCATGTCAATACGCTCAGCAAGGAAGTTTGCAATTCCTTGTTGTCTTGCAGCTGAAGCTATATCAAAAGCATCTTTAAGCTTATCAAGCACTGCATCATTTGACTTAAGAAGGTCTAATGCCATATCTTCAAATTCTGCAGTAACATCTGACTCAGAGACAGTTGAAAGTGAAGCCAAGCGAGAAAGCTTAAATGGAGCATAAGTGTCTAATCTACGAAGATTTTCTGCAAAAGGATCAATAGCGTCATCATAGTCTGAATAAATCATTCCAAAAAATGTATGTGCTTGAGGAAAATTTTCACCCTCAACATTCCAGTGGTATCCGTGTGCCTTGAACTTAAGTGCCACTGTATCAGCAAGAAGTTCTCTAAGGGCTGCAATTAATTGTTCCATGTAATCATTGTATCATAATTTTGTGCCCTCGGTAGGAATTGAACCTACGACCTGCGGATTAGAAGTCCGTCGCTCTATCCCCTGAGCTACGAAGGCCAATTTTATATTTCGTTTTTGTATCTGTCTATTAATTTCATTATGTATTTTGCTAAATTTGGCTCATATTTATTAAAAAAACTTTTATATCTAGCATCAAAAGATAATGCAAAAGCCATTTTTTCAATATATTGTTTATTTGGTATAAAAAACCATTTTTGAACATGATCTATTAAATCAAAAAAAACTTTTTTTGCCTGTGCATCTTCTACATTCAAATAATTTGCTGAAATTTCAGATAGTCGTTCCATAATATCTGTCGCTTCTAGGGACATTTCTTCCCAATCATCCTTATTATATTTTTTTATTGCTTCAGTTGCTTGTTGAACAAGAGGACTGCCTGGATCTTCTTTTCTCCAAGCATTCCACAAGTCTCTACATGTTGTGCTAAGGTTTTCCATTTATTCCTCCTTGTTTTGTGTGTCCCCAGCAGGGCTTGAACCTGCGACCCGCAGATTAAAAGTCTGCTGCTCTACCAACTGAGC